TCGTTCTCCTCTTCGCCACCTATCACATCAAACGACATCGAGAATCTTATCTCCGGGCGATTTGCGCTGGCGTGAGTGCGAGCACCTAGAACAGTCGTGCTTGTGCTGGCGGAAAGCTCTGCCTCGCCAGCATTGGTGAAGCAGGATGAGCCTACGATTTCAATGCGAGAACCGGCGCAGGCTTCTACGTTCGCGACCGAGAAAGCAAGACGGACTCCGCGAACGGTAGCCGTGACCTTGCGCTCTTCGCGTCCTCTTCCTCCGCCCCCTGGCAGATCGATTGGATTGACCGGAACAGGCGGAACTACCGAAATAAACAGCAAGCCCTGCACGCCGATGGAAAGCGGCGTTGGGCTTGGCATTAAGCCCTGCGTAGCGATGAGCAGGGAAGCTAACATCCGCTTAGACCCTCGTGACTACGGTGTTCGTTGTGCCGTCTCCGGTGATAGCTTGCGTGATCGCGCCCGATGTTCTGCTCGTGGGCGTGACGGTTAGTGCGTTTGCAATGTCGAGTCCGTGGATCGCGTGAACTTCGGTGATCTCCGTGAGTTCTGGCGTGAGTTCCGTCCGCATCGCTCCGGTGAAAAGTGTGACTGCGCTTGTCGCGAAGGCCACGGACTGAATGACGGCAGCTTGAAAATCGTGAACGACTGCGGCGGCGTGATGCGAGCTTGTAAGTTGCAGTTCTACGTTCGCATTTGTTGCGCGCACGATCCTACCGCCGTATGTGCCAGCGGTCGTATGGTTGGACATCAATTCATCCCATACTGCGTTTGCGTTTGTGATGGCCGTCGGTATCGCGGCAAGTTGCGTATCGAGGTTGGCTGATGTCATACCTATTGCGGCTCGCACGTCAGCGGCGGTGAGCGTTGCCGTGCCGGTTGTCGCATCTACGGGGACGCCGAAACCAACGCTTGACGCCGATGGAATATATGCAACGCCCGTCAAAGCTCCGCTTGCGTAGACGGTTCCGAAGCGCACGTCGGTAATTGCGGCTTGGCCGAGGCTGTTGTCGGCGGTGAAGAAATCCGAATATGTTGTCGATCCGTTTTTTGCTTGGCGGAATTTTGCAATGGAAGGCGTGGGATCGATTAAGAATTTGATGGCGTAGACGGCGGGTGTGCCGTTTGCGCTGCCGATGAGCGAGCCGCTCACCTTGACGCTGGCGGCTGTGTTGGCCGATGCCAATCCACTCGCTGAGTTGGTGGCGGTGATGTCGCCGGTCGAGACAATAGTGCCTGTGCTGGCGTTGTTGAGACCTGTTGCGGTTGTGCCGCTCCCGCCTGTCAGTGTGGTCGAGGTGGCGGTGATTGTGCCTGTGCTGACGTTATGGAGGCCAAATGCTGAGTTACTTCCACCTGTCACCGTGCTGGAGGTGATGGTGATTGTGCCTGTGCTGGCGTTTCGTATTCCATCAGTACTTGAAGCACTTCCACCTGTCACCGTGCTGGAGGTGACGGTGATTGTGCCTGTGCTGGTATTTTGTATTCCGTAAATCGATGTACTGGATGTTCCACCTGAAACCGTGCTGGATGTGACGGTGATTGTGCCTGTGCTGGTGTTGTTTAGTGCATTCCCTTGTTGTCCCCCTGTGGCTGTACTTGAAGTAATCGTTACCGCGCCTGTGCTGTTATTATTGAGGCCCAATGCAAATACTGCAAAACCACCTGTGAGCGTGCTTGCATTTGTAAATGCAATCGTGCCTGCCGCTGAGGTGGATTCGATCGCGTGCGCTCCGTCCGCAGCCGTTGTCCCTGCAACCCTGCCGCCGATGGCGACGATTCCGTTAAGCGTAAGCGTGCCGCTCGATGAAAATGCGATTGCGCGAGTTGAGAGAGTAAATGCCGATCCTGTCGCACGGCATCCTGCGAGCGTCGAGCTTGCGGCGGCGGAGACCGTCAAGCAGTTTGCCGACCCTGCCTGTATGTATGCACCGGTGATGTTGTAACTTGCCGCGAGCGTGAAGCTCCCGCCTGTCGCAATCGTCAGCGGCGTGTTGACGTAGTTCAACAACGCACCCATTCTGCGAGCGGTTCCGGTGGTCGCTGTGCCAGCGTTAACGGCTTGGAAAATCTGACCGACAGCCGAGGTGATCGCGACTGCCGTTCCAGCATTCGTGCCAGGAGCAATGCAGTTTGCCGTCAATGCAAAGTTGGTCGTTCCAAGCGAAACGACCATGTAGATTTGTCCCGGAATAAACGAGCCAGATGTGTCCACGGTTGAGCCGGTCAAGTCGATGGATTGATCAAGTGCTACTGTAAAGCTATTCGCGTAGACGGTATCGTTGAGCGTTGGCACTACGCCGCCGCTCCATGTTCCAACTGCGCTCCAGTTTCCAGATGCTTGAGCTTTGATGACGGCCATACTTTAAAGCCCTTCCGCGTAAATGAATTTTTGGATTGCGGCGGATACTTCATCGACCGCGACGATTGCTGGTTGCGAAGCGGAGGCGAGCGAACCGAAGAGAACCGTCCGATTGTTTTCTTGCGACTGCTCCACTTGGTCGCCTTCAAATCGTGTCGGCGTGAGCGTCAATACAACGCTCGCATCCTGCTGATCTGGCGAGTTGTAGCGACTCGCTGTTGCGAGTGTCATTGTGTAAAGATCGTAGATTTCGCCGTCGATAATAATTGGATTTGTTGGTTTCATATTTAAGCGAGTAAAATCAATGCACTGGTTTCGGTTGGCTTTGGAAATTTCAATTCAAAGGTGCTGTTGTAAACGTGTTTTTCGGATCCGATGCTCAAGACGATCAAAGCGGCGTTGCCTTTGGAGGAGTTGTAGATCATCGCTCCGGCTGCTGCGAATGTTGCAGATTTTAGGACAACGTCATCAAATGTTATAAAGGCATTTTTGCCGATGATGCCTGTGCGATGTCCCTTTAGTGCTACGCCTCCAGCGTTGTAGCCCATGCCCTTTACCTCTCCTTCGGTTGTATATGCTTTTGTTGTCGGCCCGATTTTTGCCGATGCGCTGTAAAGCGCGATCCGGTAATCGTCGCCGGGTTGGTGGACGCCGGTGATGAGTGCTTTCTTTGCTTCGAGTGAGATTCCGTGTGTGATCATTTATTTTTTCTCCCATTGCGCCATGCAGACGGCGGTGCGCTGACTCTCGTCTGGATATTCGCTCGTCATCGTTCCGCTGATCATGCACCGACCTATAAAGTCGTCTTGCTCTTCGTCCTTTTCTGGCGTCGGCATAACGAGTTCGTGCTTTGTTTCAAATCCGGTAATGCGTCCGAACGTATCGCGAACGGCGAGCGATACTTTCATTTGTTCGGGTTGCGAGGCCTGCATTCCTTTCACTTTATCAGCGGCCCAAGTCTGCCCTGCGTCTCCGCCCCACAAAGCCCATGCAATGCGGCCTGGGGACGGGAAGCCGTCCTCACCTGGTTGAAAACCCTGTCCCTTTTTATCAACTTCGTGACGCGAAAAAAACGAGTGCATTCGCTTGACCGTATCGTCCGAAAGATTCTTGCCGTTCGAGATGTCACGAGCGCGTGCGACTCCGACCTCGGTTCCGCCTCGGTTGTATTTCCTGCGCCACTCCAAGCCGCGAGCGGCCTCCTCGACCATGCCTTTGCTTGGCTTGTTCTCGTCTGCGAGATCAACTTGCTTAAGTTGCTCTTGTGGTGGCTCTGGTTGCGGTTCTTCTTGAACGACAGGTGCGGCAATAGGCGCGGCGGCTTGAATGGGAATGATAGAATCTGAAATATATTCTGATGGAATATCCATCTCGACTCCTAGCGCAACGATCATCGCGGCCTCCTTCGCCCGTGCGCGAAGTGCTTCCTCGTAGTCTTCACCCATATCGGAGTAAATCTGTCCTGCTGTTTTCAAGCCAGCTTTCCAAAGCGCAATATCGGCATTGGCTTCGCGTCCGTAATCAATCGAAACCTTGGCAGGCCAGCACCAACGGCCATCGAGAAGATACTCGGAATCTGGAATAAGTCCGCGCGAAGCGGCGTCGAGAAGGATAACATTCTTGATGCGGTTGAGGAACTGACCTTCCAAGAGTCCACGCCACCGAAGGAACGTGCGCTCTGCCATCGCGGCCTCCATGCGAGCCATAGGGCCGCTCTTGTCTGCATCGAATGCGAATCCGTAGGGAAGACCAACGGCCATGCAAATGTGCGCTTGAACCAAGCGGATGAACTCTCCGAATGCGCCGGTCGGTCGGTCGCTCTTGAACATCTCCATCTTCTCGCCTGCGCTCAAATAATTGACCGTTCCCGGATCGAGAGACTGCAAGCGTGCGACCTGTCCTTGGTCGTTTGAGTTGCCGCGTGCGAAGTAGTCGCCAGCGTCGGCGGCGCCGCTCTCGGTCGTAATGACGCCGCTCTGATAGCTCGCGTATTTGATCGCCTGCACTTCGGCTTTTATCGCTTCCTGTAGGTCTCTAGTTGCGTTTAGCGCAGTAGCGAAAGCACTCCGCCCACGATATTCGTCAAGTCTTGCTGCGTCGAATAGGTGGATAAACTCTTTTGCAACAATATCAGTAGGAGAAATATACTGGTTATTGATAGTGCGCGTGAAAATTGTGTAAGAAATGGGTCTTCCATAGTCGTCAACATTTATTCCTCCAATGTATTTGTCGGTATCAGTTTGATCGTAAGGCGATCCGATGCGGTCAGCTTCGACGCTTTGCAATTTTAGGTCTTCGCGGTCGCGGACGATGATGAATCCGCAGTCGCCATCGCGCAACATCGCGGTCACCGCGAGTTGTAAAAGCGTTGTGAAATTGTGACGGCCTAGAAAGTCGCAAT